CCAACAGCAGTAGAAATGGCTATGGGTCCAGGCGGTCCGGCTATGACAGCAGAAGAACAAATGACCGAGGTCCAAGTACCAACAGGCGAGATGCTTCCAGAGGGTATCATGCTTGCAGGTGATGAAGAGATGGTTGAGGTTCAGGCAGAAGTTTACGACCACAATGCGAACTTGGCTGAAGTATTAGACGACTCGATCCTCGGAACTTTGTCCTCGGACCTTAGTAGTAAGGTTGATGAAGATAAGTCTTCTCGTGAAGATTGGGAAGAGGCCATTGCCAAGGGTCTGACGCTGTTGGGGATAAACTATGAAGAGCGGAATGAGCCGTTCATGGGTGCGTCTGGTGTTACACACCCGTTGTTGTCAGAAGCTGTGACGCAGTTTCAGGCACAGGCATACAAGGAAATGCTACCACCGGGTGGTCCTGTAAAGACACAGATAATAGGTATGCAGTCCAAAGAAGTCGAAGATCAAGCCCAGCGGGTCAAGGACTTCATGAATTATCAGATTACAGAGGTGATGGAAGAGTATGATCTGGACACAGACCAGATGCTTTTCTATTTGCCGATTACAGGTTCGACGTTCAAGAAGGTATACTTCGACCCGATGAGACAGAGGGCTGTGTCGAAGTTTGTACCTGCGGAAGATTTGATTGTGCCGTACAGCGCGACAGATTTACAGACTGCCGAGCGGTACACTCATGTAGTTCGCATGAGCGAGAACGATATCCGAAAGCTACAGGTAGGAGGTATATATCGTGACGTATCACTCTCAGCTTCTGAAGATGAGGAGGCAGATTCAACAATACGGGGTAAGTCTGATGATATCCAGGGTCTCCGTCCGGGTTACTCTGATGAGATGTTTACAATCCATGAAATCCATGTGGACTTGGACCTTGAGGGATTTGAGGATATGGATCAGATGGGTGAGGAGACAGGGATTAAATTGCCTTACATCGTCACAATGGACGAAGGCTCCGGGCAGATTTTATCAGTCGTTCGTAACTGGCGTGAGACGGATATACTCCGCCGCAAGCGTCAGTTCTTTGTTCATTATAAGTTTCTTCCTGGTTTTGGTTTTTATGGCTTTGGCCTACTTCATATGATAGGAGGGCTGTCTCGTGCAGCAACTTCAATACTACGTCAGCTTATTGATGCTGGAACTCTCTCAAATCTACCGGGCGGTTTCAAGGCTCGTGGTGTTCGCATTCGCAATGATGATGAGCCTGTTAATCCTGGTGAGTTCCGCGATCTTGACGCTCCTGGTGGCGATATTCGTAACGCCATTATTCCTCTTCCATACAAAGAACCATCTGGAACGCTTGCCCAACTTTTGGGAGTTGTTGTTGACTCTGGTAGAAGATTTGCACAAGTGGCAGACTCAAAGGTCGCTGACGTTAATTCACAAGCTCCAGTCGGCACAACAGTGGCTCTCATCGAGCAAGGCTCAAAAGTAATTAGCAGTATTCACAAGCGGCTGCACTATGCACAGAAGAATGAGTTCCGTCTGCTTGCTGAAATCTTTTCTCTGAATCCCGTGCCATATCCTTATATGATTGGACCAAATATTCCTCCTGAGATTATGGCGCAGGATTTCGACGGGCGGGTAGACGTTCTCCCAGTATCCGACCCGTCGATCTTTTCTATGGCGCAACGGCTGTCGCTGGCACAGACACAGCTTCAGTTGGCGCAGGCTGCACCGCAGATGCACAATATGTATGAAGCCTATCGGCGTATGTATGATGCACTGGATATCAAGAATATTGACAGCATTCTGCCTCCGCCACAGCCGCCACAGCCTATGGACCCCGGCATGGAAAACGCAAACGTATTGTCCGGTCAGATGGTTCAGGCGTTTCCAGAGCAGGACCATATCGCACATATTCGTGTTCATGCTGCCATGCTGCAACAGCCATCCACCGCAGCCAACCCGCAAGCATTTATGATGTTACAGTCTCACGTTCAGCAACATGTGGCGATGCATGCTCGTGACTTGGTGCAAGAGATGTTTAACGGCGTGATGCAGGAAGCACAGGCTCGTGGTGAGATGATACCGCAGGTTGACCCTGCTGCTCTTGAAGCTGCGGTTGCACAACAGATTGCTGACACCACAGAGGAGTTGGCTCCGGTTCTAACTCCACCACAGCAACCTGACCCGCTTGTTGCTATCCGTCAGCAGGAACTGGAGAACGATACGCAAGAGATTCAGCGCAAGGCGATGAATGATGCGATGGACTTCCAGATTGATCAGGCTCGGTTGATGCAGGCGTACGAATTAGCGCAGAAGCGTCAGCAGTTACAGGAGCAGATTGCTGAAGACCGCAACTTGGTCAATGTATATAGAATAGACACACAAGCTAACTTGAAGAGGCAATAATGGCTGGCATAGCAGGTTTACTCACTCAACTACAATCGGCGTTTGACACGACGAATCAACAGTTAACTCAAAGTCTGGATAGAATTAGGCTGTTGGAAGAACAGGTTAGGCAGGCTTCTCAACCTTCTATTGGTGGTTCGGTGCCAGCAACTCCAGGCCCCGCCGATGGTTCAGCACAACCGGATTTCAGTGCTGAACCAGGCGTTCCACCTGGTTTAGGACAGATAGAAGGTGGTTTTGACAACAGAGTTCCTATTTCTACAATGCCCACTCCGCCAATGTTCGGTGGTGGGAGGTTTCCTGGTTCGGGAGGTTTCGGAAGATTTCCCGGTTTCTTTAACCGTAACCAACCTATAGCGATTCCTTTTGGTAGTTTTGGACAACCACAACGTCCAGCATTTGGTGGGTTAGGTACAATGTTTGGTAATATTTTTAGGGGTAGAATGTGATATGTTTCAGGCTCTTATTGGACCCATTGCTTCACTGGCTGGATCGTTTGTTGAGGGGCAAGTTTCCAAGCAAAAAGCGAAAGCAACTCTTGCGCAAACTGAGGCGGAAGCGAAAGCGGAAATAATGAAGACCGCAGCCACCCACGATTCCAAGTGGGAGTTGATTATGGCTGAGTCTACAAAATCTAGTTTGCGTGACGAGATCGTGACTGTGGTTGTGCTGATTCCGGTAATTTTAGTTTTCATTCCCGGCATGGAAGAAGTAGTAAAGAACGGCTTTGACCGTTTGAATGAGCTACCGGACTGGTATCAATATTTGGTTTTCCTTGTGTGCAGTGCCGCACTAGGAATCAAAGGCGTAGACAAATTCAGGAAGAAGTAATGGTGTTTGATCATTCACAGCGTACAACAGAAGAACAGGCGAGAAAGAATCGTGACAGAGATAACAATGGAAAGATTTCTCAAGTGGAAAATACTCCCCCGCTTGATGATGATTGGGATGTCAATATCGGCTTGGCGGGTAGTGGAGTGGTTCATGGAATTGCCAGACCCTACTGCTCAACAGGCGGCTCTAGTTAGTGTTGTAACAGGTGTTTTGGCTGGTGCCTTTGCAGTCTGGCTCAACCACGAGAAGAGCTAAATGCCAGCAAAGCTGAATGAGAACACAGAGGTAGCACTACCTTTACGAAATATCATAAGCATGGTTGCTGCTGCATCTTTGGCAACTTGGGCGTATTTCGGCATCATCGAAAGGCTAAACCAAATCGAGACAGGCATCACGATGATGAGGTCGGACGTTGAACACAACACAGAATTCAGAATAAAGTGGCCGAGAGGAGAGATGGGGAGCCTCCCTGCTGACTTAGAACAGTACATGCTAATAGAGCACCTATCTGGAGAGTTAGAAAAACTTCAGATTAATATCGAATCAGGCAAAGCACCCTTTGACCAACAGCAGAAGCTGACATTAGATTTTTATGAGAAGCGCATAAGTAACCTTGAACAGAATATAGAGAAGTTGCGAAACGGTGGTCATTAAAACAATGACATTGTTGCTGTATCTGAGCGGTGGTATCATAGAGCACACCGGACCTATGAGCATGTCTGAGTGTTTGAAAGTCAAACGTCAGATAGAACGCAACGGCTGGAAGGACAGAAAAGACACACGTTATTCTTGTGAGAAACGACAGGTTGAGGTGGCTGTTGGCATTGATGGCAAAGAGTATATTGTAAAGCTGGTTGACTAGAAAAAAATAGTGTAGGATAGGAACATGGTTAGAATTAAACAGTTTGCTGATGACCTTGGCATTTCATACAACGAAGCAAAGAAGTTGGTTGATATGGGAAGAAACAAAACAGATTCTGGCAGTGACGCACTTGATAAGTCTCGTGCTCGTATGAAGAAGCGTCTTGATAAAATGAAGCAAGACCAGAAGGAAGCCGACCGCATTGCGAATGAGGACACCAACATGAAGTTGAAAGCTAAAAATGGCAAGTCAGTGACTGGACCAACTCCTCGCCCTAAACGTGGCGACTTGAACGAAATGATGCCCTTTGATCGTGAAGCATATGAAAAAGCGTTGAAAGAAGAAGAAAAATTAGAAGAGTATATGCGGACCGCTCCAAGACAAGAAGCTAAACTAAAACGTCGTGGTGATGATAAAAAGGTTATCAAAGCCGCTGACGGTGCTTTTGTCCGTGGCATGGGCCGAGCTTACATGGGTAAACCTAGAGCAACAAAGTTGAGATAATGAAACGGACTAATACTGTAAATGCTCCTCGTGCGCTGGATATCAAAGGTCAGCCACATCAGCTTTCGTATATTACAGCAGAAGAAGCTGAAGTCCTGAAGACACGCGGTGGTTCTGGTAAACCGGGTCCTATGGGCATTCCTTCATTTTTTATAGATGATGACGACGAAGAAGCTGAACTTTCTGAAGCCATAACTGGTAGTTACACCGGGCCAGGTGGCAGTCAACAGACTGGTTTTACCTTCGATGACGGTGGCGATAACGGCGTTAACTATACACTGGGAAAAAGTGACCCACGCGGCGGCACTGAAATACAAGGCAATGTAATTCGCGGCGGCACTATTTTTGGTCGAACACAAAGTCAACTAGATCGTCAGCAGAGACTTGCTGGGATGGGCGACTATCAAAACAGTCAGCAATACAAAGACTATTTAACAGCTACTGGTAGAAGTCTTCAAAACCCTTACGGTAACACAGGTCTCTTTAGCGGTATCTTTGGCGCGGACAGGGTCAACTATAATATGGACCCTGCTCAAGCACAGAATATTTTGGACATTGGTTTTGACAGGTACATGAACTTTGATCAACAGCCAGAATATGCACAGAGAAAAGGTTTTGGTAAGCTGTTCGGTAGCCCTGAAGGTGAGATGACGGTGGAGGGTGAGCTTCGTGCACAGGTCCCAGAAACAACAACCGCAGAAAGTCTTTTTAGATCCGTTATACCAGGTGCAAGTTTTTTCCCCAATCCGGGCACAACATACGTTCCTATGGGAACAGTAGACTTTCAACCAAATCCAGGCTATGACCCGAAGCGAGATCCGAGAGCAAATCAGGACTTAAGAAGCGGCCCTTTCAGCTTGTTTGCTGACGCTTTGTCTAAAGGCAAAGACTTTATTGCAAGTAAGTTAAGCCCCGCCGAAGAATTGGCAGCACAAACACGAACTCAGGCACGAGGTCCTGAGTTAAGTCAAACAGTGTCAGGTGGTCGATTTGAAGATGAATCGGCTAAATCTCAAGTAATGACACCAGACCAAGAATTTTTAACATTTGACGGAGGCATACAAGACAGTCTTCGCCAGTCACAACAGAGGCCGCAGCGCACAGTAACTCCTGAACAACAAAAACTGATGGACGAAATATCTCAGGGCATGGATGCTGCTGGTTTAGATCCAGAGTCTAGAGCAAACTTTTTAGACACTATAATTTCTCAAGATCTAGAGGGAGGTGCTGTGTATAATTCAGCGGGTGTTCCTGTTATATCTTATACACCAGAACGTGCTGTAAATCCAGACACAGGAAAAATTTTTGGAGATGACGACAGGGCGGCAGATTATCAAATCGCTGCGGCTAGATTAAAAGAAATGGAAGATTCTAACCGCAGTCAGTCAGAACAAAACCAACTAAGAAGTAACCCTGCCCTCGTTTCTGACGCAAGTGACTTTCTTCCAAATGTTTATGAAACTATAATGCAAAACCAGTTCTTAGATAACTTTTTTGAAGACGGGACTTTATATGAAACAGAGGGCGGACAAAACCTTAAGTTTGAGTTTAAAGACGGTAAGCCTCAGTTAAAATATTCAATCCCATTCAGCACAGCATAAAGAGTTAGTTTGAAATGAGAATAGAAATAAAAATAATACCTGATGGTTTAGACCTTGGAAAGGAAATCCAGGACGGCATACCTGTGGATAAAATGGAAGGGGGATGTCCTGCTGCTACACAGGATTTAGATTTAAATCTTAAAAACAGACAAAAAGCTATTGATGAGTATGGCTATGGGCCGTTGAATCCAAACCTAGATGATAGTGGCAAGAACGACTCGTTCTGGCAAAAGATAGCGGATACATTTAATACTGATATTGAGGCTGCAAAAGATAGTAGATGTGGCAACTGTGCTGCGTTCAACGTCACTCCACAGATAAAAGACTGTATTGCTAAAGGTATCGGGATGGAAGATGGAACAGATCCATACGCATCTGTTGATGCCGGAGATATTGGCTATTGTCAGTTTATAAAATTTAAGTGCGCGTCAATGCGCGTTTGTAACGCATGGGTATCGGGCGGTCCGATAATGGAAGCTGCATAAATGATTAAACAAACTTGGGCACTGGTAATGGATTCCGAAAGAAATCCATTACGTCACATTCCTGACATAAACACACGTCACATGGTCATGCAAGTTCTTGCATGGATGTGGTGCATTATCTTTTCTATGTACATAGGAAGCATAGCTGCGTTTGGTATTTCAGCTAGTATTCATGCTCTGTTGATAGCAGGAGTCTTTATAACATTGGGCACGTTTGAGACAGCAAAACGAAGACCTCAGTATTTTGGCGGCTTGGGCAGAGGAATTGGTGGAGAACACGAATAGATATGGATATTGTAGATTTTATATCAAAATATCAAAAAGTCTTGAACAATCGCATAGAAGACATTAGTGTCTCTATAACCAGTGGTAGTATAACAGATATTGAGGACTACCGCGCAAGAGTCGGTGAAATACAGGGTGTCACCTTTGCTCTTGATGAAATGAAGGCCCTGCTGGAAAAGGCAAAGTATATCAATGACGCTGATAGTACCTGACTATGTTCTCGCCCAACGGCAGGCGAAAGAAAAAGCCGAAAAAGAAGCCAAGAAAAAATCCCTCACTGAAAGAATACCACAGCCCACCGGGTGGCGCATACTTGTTATGCCATACATGGGGCGTGAAAAAACCGAAAGTGGGGTTTATGTACCCGATCAATCAAGAGAGCGCGAAGCTCGTGCCACCGTTGTAGCTTATGTGGTTAAAGTGGGTCCGTTAGCTTACAAAGACCAAGATAAGTTTGATGGTGAAGCATGGTGCAAAGAAGGTGATTGGGTATGTATCGGACGCTACGCTGGCTCACGATTCCAGATTGAGGGTGGCGAAGTGAGAATTATCAATGACGATGAAGTCATTGCAACCATCGTTGATCCTGACGATATTAAAACGTATGGAGCGGCATAATGTCCACCGACGCATTGCAGCAAGAAGCTGAAGAAAAAGAAATTGTTTTAGAAGAAGCTGAAGAGCAAAAAGAACAGCAACCAGAGATTACTGTTGAGGAAGAGTCCGAAGAAACCGAAGAGCAGCCTCAAGCTGCAAATGAGGATGAGCTTCAGGAATACTCCAAAAATGTTCAGCAGCGTATCAGTAAGCTAACAAAGAAATATCGTGATGAGGAAGCACAGCGTTTAGCGGCGGTTGAGTTTGCTGAAGCTGTGAAGAAACAAAACGATGAACTTAAACAGCGTTTAAGTGCCTTAGACCAGTCGTATACAAGTGAGTTTGGCACACGAGTTGATTCTCAGATAGAAGCAGCAAAACAGGCATATCAGAAAGCGTATGATGACGGCGACTCTGAGGCTATGTTTGAGGCGCAAAAAAATCTAAGTAAACTTGCTTTGGACCAAGCTCAACTGGAACAAGCAAAGCGAAAACAAGAGCGAAAAGCACAACAACCAGCAGAAGAACCACAGGCTCAACAGCCACAGCAGGCTCAACAGCCACAAAAACCAGATCCAAAAGCCGAAGCATGGGCAGAAAAAAACGAGTGGTTTGGCGCGGATCAGACTATGACTTATGCTGCTTTTGGAGTGCATAGGCAATTAATTGAGGATGAGGGATTTGACCCACAGTCCGATGAGTACTATAATGAACTTGACAATCGTATGAGGAAAGAGTTTCCGCACAAGTTTGCGGCTCCTACCAAAAACGATACAGGACCCAGAGTCGCTTCTGCTGAGTCCACGGCCTCACGGTCGAAGTCAACAAAGGGGCGCAGAACAGTCAAGCTGACTCCGTCGCAGATAGCGATAGCAAAGCGGTTGAATGTTCCGCTCGAAGAATACGCTAAGTATGTTAAGGAGTAAGAGAATGGCTGATTCAACAAAAAGAGTTTCACGGGACTCACAAACTCGTGCAAAGTCCACAAGGCGTAAGCCGTGGGCACCACCTTCCAAGCTAGAGGCTCCAGAGGCTCCGGCAGGATACACACATCGCTGGATTCGTACATCCCTTCGGGGGGAAGACGACTCAATGAATGTATCCACCAGGCTGCGTGAAGGATGGGAACCTGTTCGTGCTGACGAATATCCTGAGTTGAAGGGTAGATATCCAACGATTGAGGATGGTCAACATGCAGGTGTTATAGGGGTTGGTGGTTTAATGTTAGCCAGAATCCCAGAAGAAACGGTGGAAGAACGAACTGAATATTACCGGGAGCAGACCCGCACACAAATGGATGCCGTGGATCAAAACCTTATGAGGGAACAACATCCCTCAATGCCTATTCATAACGATAGGCAAAGTCGTGTATCATTTGGAGGCAAGGATAAACCCTAGCCTTCTTAACTTGACAAGGAGTAAGCAATGGCAAATGTTAATGTTGCCTTCGGCCTAAAGCCGATTAATACTGCTGGTAGCACTCCCGCTACTTCCGGTACTAATGCATACTTCATTGACAGCGGCGCAAGCGCGATCTTTCAGGGTTCAATAGTTAAGTGCGACAATGGCGGCGAAATCGTCATTAGTTCTGCTACTGCGGACACCGAAGCTCCTCTTGGCGTTTTTGCTGGCTGTGAGTATGTATCCTCAACTACAGGTAAAAAAGTATTCTCAAATACATGGCCTGGGTCAGGTGCGGACACAAACTTCGATATTATCGGATTTGTGTACGACAACCCGATGCAGCGTTACATTATTGCGACGGATGCTACGTTTACTAATAGAGACACTGCCATAGCTGCTATTTTTGAAAATACGCAGTTAGATAGTGGCGCAAGTGGTAACACAACCACAGGCATTTCCAGTGCAAAGATGGATGTCGCAACTCTTGACTCATCAAATGCTTCTCTTCCTTTGAAGATTGTAGGCATTCAAGACGACGTTGAGAATGAAGACTTCGCTGCTGCTGGCATTCCTATGATTGTGATGCTTAACAATCACGCACTGCTTCAGGCTGATTCTGAAGCGGCAATTTCGTAAGGGAGTGTAGGTAATGGCTATTTCTAGAGCACAACTCGCCAAAGAACTAGAGCCTGGTCTTAACGCTCTGTTCGGCATGGAATATGGTCGCTACGAAGGTCAGCATTCTGAAATCTTTGATACCGAAACATCAGATCGGGCATTTGAAGAAGAGGTGATGCTGTCAGGATTCGGAGCGGCTCCTGTAAAAAATGAAGGTTCGGGCGTATCATTTGATGATGCGAACGAAGCATACACTGCTCGTTACAACCACGAGACAGTGGCTATGGCCTTCTCAATCACTGAAGAAGCTGTGGAAGATAATCTGTATGATCGTCTAGCTTCACGCTATACTCGTGCACTTGCACGTTCTATGGCACACACCAAGCAGGTTAAAGCTGCGGCTATCCTGAACAACGCATTTACTGCTGGCGCATCTGCTGGTGGTGACGGTGTTGCTCTGTGTGACGCATCACACCCGCTGACATCTGGCGGCACATTCGCCAACGAACCATCAACTGCTGCTGATTTGAATGAAACTTCCTTGGAAGACGCTCTGATTAGCATCGCTGGTTTCGTTGATGAGCGTGGCCTAATCATCGCTCTTCGCGGCATGAAGCTAATCATTCCACGTCAGCTTCAGTTTGTTGCGGAACGTCTGATGGTCTCCAACCTTCGTGTTGGTACAGCAGACAATGATGTAAACGCACTCAAGTCAATGGGCATGTTGCCTGAAGGTTATGTAGTCAATGATTACCTGACAGACACTGATGCGTTCTTCATCAAGACAGATGCACCAAACGGTCTCAAGCACTTTGAGCGTACTGCACTGTCAACAGCAATGGACCCAGACTTCGACACTGGTAACATGCGCTTCAAGGCTCGTGAGCGTTACAGCTTTGGATTCTCTGACCCACGTTGTATTTTCGGTTCACCGGGCGCGTAAGGTTAGAAACATCTTTTTTGAAGGGCGGGTATTCACCCGCCCTTTTTTATTGTATACTTAGGTATCCCTGACAGCCGCATGGTGTGGCTGACACTAGCCGAGACAGGAGATCAAATTGGCTAATACTACATTTAACGGTCCCGTCCGTTCAGAAAACGGATTCAAGACAATCATTAAGAACTCCACAACTGGTGCTCTTACTAATGAAATGACCTTGTCTACCTATAGCACTTCAATAACAATCGCGGCATCTGGCACATCTTTTACAGAGGCTGCTATTGGAATGCCTGCTCATTTCATTCCAATGGGCGTAGCTGTTACCGTAACAACTGCGGCGGCGAACAGTGTGACATTGGATGATATTGGCACAGACGCAGACCCAGATGGTTTTGTTGACGGAGCCTCTGGAATTGATTTAGATGCAACAGGATTTAAAGGTTTCTATTTTTGTAATGGAGTCTTGGGTATGTCTGGTGGCACAACAGGTCCAGCAGTTAGCGCAACTGGTGCGGCAGATGAGATTGAGATTGCAATTTCTGGTGCAGCAGGTGGTAGCGGTTCTGTGGTTGCATTGAAATTCTTCGGTATTTCATCTAGCGCATCTACAGCCTAATAGGAGGCTGATATGGCTGCTTCTATTACAGCAAAAACTGCTACAGCTACAGGCGTACTGCTTGGTGGTCGAACCCGCTTAAAAGCTTTTGTGGTTCGTTCTGCTGGGAGTGGGTCTCCTGCGGCAGTTTTCAAAACTGGTGGCTCTGGTGGCACAACACTTTTAACCATGACATTTGTAGCAGGTGACGATACTCAGATTACTATTCCTGACCACGGAATAATATTTGATGACGGATGCCATGTTACGTTGACAAACATAGACTCGATAACTGCTTTCTTTGGGTAGTCCTATGGCCCGTAAAAAAAGTAAGATGCCGCCCCGTAATAAGAAAAACTTTCGTCCAACGAAAGCAGGGGCAGGCATGACCAAGGCTGGTGTGGCGGCGTACCGTCGCGCCAATCCTGGTTCTAAGTTAAAAACAGCCGTAACAGGTAAAGTTAAAAAGGGCAGCAAGGACGCTAAGAGACGTAAGTCTTTCTGCGCTAGAAGTGCTGGTCAGATGAAAAAGTTCCCAAAAGCAGCCAAAGATCCGAATAGCAGATTGAGGCAAGCGAGGCGGAGATGGAAGTGCTAAACGTGAACAGCTTTATTGGTGGCGCAACGCTCGGCTTTATCGGCTGGATAGCTTTTACTGTGGTTGATTTGAAGACCGAGACTGCTGTCATAGCGGTAAAGGTAGATCAGAATCATAAGATGCTGGCTGAACTTTGGGATTATTACTTACAAGAAAGGGTCAATGATGGCAATCTCGCGTGGGTCACTCGCAAGCCAGATATCCAAACCACCGCAAAAACGCAAGTGGAGTAAGAAGCGCAAGGCAAAAATAAATTGCAAGCGTCCGCGTGGGTTTAGCGAAAGAGCACACTGTGCAGGTAGAAAGAAAAAGAAATGAGTAAGAAAGATGCATGCTATCACAAGGTTAAGGCAAGATATAGGGTTTTCCCGTCGGCGTACGCAAGCGGGGCCATCGCCAAGTGCAGAAAAGTCGGTGCTGCCAATTGGGGCAAGTCAACAAAGAAAGCCGATGGTGGCATACACGACCAGAAGCCCAAGCGCGCCTTCAGAGGGAAAGCCGTTAGAGGGACAGCAGTGGCGCGTGGATGTGGTGCTGTGATGAATCGTAGACGTAAAAGAACAAAGGGGGCGGTAACGCAGTCATAGATGGATCCTGTTACATTAATCGCCACCGCCACAACTTCATATCAGGCGATTAAAAAAGGATTCGCCCTCGGCAAAGAAGTGACATCAATGTCAAAAGACATTGGTAAACTTATGGGTGCTATAGGCCAAATTAAAGAGGGGCATGAGAAGGCAAAGGGTAGGCGGTTTGGTAGTGTAGAAGAAGAAGCTTTACACACCTACGCTGCAAAAAAGAAGGCAGAAAAGATGGAAGCAGAGCTTCGTAACTTCTTGATTGCTAACTACGGGTTTAATGCTTGGAGAGACGTGTTAAAAGTACAAGGTGATTTACGAAAAGAACGACAAGCAAAGAAAAGAAAACGGGAGCGTTTGATAGAAGCAGTTATGGAATGGACTTTAGTGTCTGTTATAATTGCTATGTTAGTTGGATTAGGAATATTTATAGTTGTAAGTATTAGAGGCTGATGGGAAGAATATGGCTGTTAGAAAAACAAAAGCTGGTCTTGCTCTCAAACGGTGGTTCAAAGAAGACTGGAAGGATCAGCGCACGGGGAAAGCGTGTGGCAGACGCAAAGGTGAAAAACGGGGTACTCCATATTGTCGCCCCACTAAGAGGATTTCTAGCAAGACACCCAAAACATCCAAAGAGATGACGGCTAAAGAAAAACGTAGTAGGATAGCACAGAAGAAGCGATTGGGTCAGCCTGCTGGTAAGCCACGTCGCGTTAAGTCACTTAGAAGGAAGAAGAAGTAATGGCAAAAGAATTTCCTGATCTGACAGGTGATGGCAAGGTCACAAAGAAAGATATTTTAAAAGGTCGCGGCGTTCCCGGTTTTAAAGACGGTAAATTTATGTGTGCTCCGCGCAAATTAGAAGCTGGCGCGATGAAGATGCCGAAAAGAAATGGACGTAAAAGAAGAGCTTGAACAGTGGATTGTTGAGGAGCTTAGTGTTCCCGACCCAGAGTTAAACAATATCTGGCCCTGTCCATACGCAAAAAAGGCTTGGTTCTCGAACCAAGTAAAGGTAATCGAAACAGAAGATGACTTCTGGGACGTTGTAAACGAAGAGGTTGATAGTTTTAATGACAACTATGATGTTGTCATTGTGGCACAGCAAGAACCGTTTTGTGAGTATGAAGACCTTGAAGTCTCATGCATGGCACTAAACAGATGGTTTGCGCAAAAGGGGATGAACATCTGGCTGTTGTCGTTTCAACACGACATAACTATGGTGTTTATACAACGGTTGTCAAAACTTGATGATGCAAGTGCAAAGTTGCTGAAAAAGGGTTACTATGACAACTATGACGATGATGACTTTGACAACCTAATAGCCGAGCGTTCGGCAAGGAGATTATACGATGCCAGGAATGATGCGTGGAAAAAAGAAGCCCATGAGAATGATGCGTGGTGGTGCAGCTAAAAAGAAGATGATGCGTGGCGGCAGCATGATGAAAAAACCAATGAAGATGAAGCGCGGCGGATCGGCTAAGAAGTAAATGGCAACTTCAGGTTCAACAGACTTCGACCTCGACGTAGCTGAGATAATCGAAGAAGCATATGAGCGGTGCGGACTTGAGGTCCGCACCGGATATGATGCCAAGACAGCACGTCGTTCTATGAACCTGATGTTTGCTGACTGGGCTAATCGTGGCCTCAACTTGTGGACAGTAAAACAGGCAACTCAAGCTTTAACACAGGGCACCGCTACTTATACTCTTGACGCTAATCACACAGATATTCTTGAAGTGTCTTTACGTCGTAGTGGAGTAGATCAGGAACTCACACGAATGTCTCGTGGTGAGTATTTGGGTATACCTAACAAAGCAACTCAGGGTAAACCTAGTCAGTTTTATTACAACAGACAGAGTGCCCCGCAGATTACTTTGTGGGCCACCCCAGAAAACTCAACTGATACGCTTGTGTATTACTATGTAAAGCGGATTGAAGACGTAGATACATTAGCTAATACAACTGATGCTCCGTTTCGGTTTTTGCCCTGCATGGTTGCAGGATTAGCGTATTACTTGTCAATTAAAAGAGCACCAGAGCGGGTGCAGCTTTTAAAATCTGTGTATGAAGAAGAGTTCCAACGTGCAGCGGATGAGGACGAAGATAGAGTACCGTTGAAGTTACAGCCTAGTATTTCTTATCTTCGGGTAAACTAATGGCTAGATATGCATCTGGCAAATATGCTTACGGTATATCAGACCGTTCTGGGTTTCGTTATCGTCTTGCTGACATGATAACGGAATGGAACGGTCTTAAAGTTGGCCCAGATGAGTACGAACCAAAACACCCACAGTTAGAACCCATATCTCCCGGTTCAGACCCACAGGCACTTTTTGAACCTAGACCAGACACTAGCACGGAAGTAGCTGGTCAGAGACTTTTAATTATAAACCCCTTTCAATCGAGTGCGTCAGGGACTGCGGTTGTCACTGTGTTTGAACCTTCTCACGGTCGCAGTACATCTGACGTTGTTGTTTTTCGGAAAGTAGAGGCATTTGATGGATTTACAGAAGCTACTCTTGAAAAGACTACAGGGTATTCGATCACTGTTGTCAATGAAGACTCCTACACAATCATCATCACAAATGGAGAATCAGCAACAATCGGTAATACACGAGGCGGTGGTAACAATGCGACCGCTGGACCTGGCACAGCTTCAAGTCCACCAACAACAGCGTCGACCTTTGATGCAACAAATGTTACACTCGATTCGACAAGCAAGACTTTTGACGAGGGTTAAATGGCTAAACAAACAGTAGGAATTGGATCAGCAGCTAATGATGGAACGGGTGATACCCTTCGTGCTGGTGCAGATAAAATAAACGACAATTTTACTGAAATATATAATGCGTTAGGCGACGGCTCAACGCTAACAGATATTATAAATGCTGCTGGCTTATTAGACGTAAGTGCTGGTGCCAATAAAATTGTTTTTTACTACGGTGCTTTAACTGATTTACCAAGTGCATCAACTTATCATGGCGCAGTTGCTCATGTTCATGCAACAGGTGGTTTGTATTTTGCTCATGGGGGGAATTGGATACGACTTAATGATGAAGTAAGCGGCCCTACAACTAAATATACGACAACAGCCGCTAATGGGTCTGCCTATCAATTTTCTGGACCTGGAGCTACTGCTGGCAACAATCCTAACTTTTTCTTTTATAAAGGTCATACATATTTGATTGACAACAGCTCTTATGTAAGCAGTCATCCTTTACAGATACGCACTCAGGATGGGGGGTCTGCTTTTACTGAAGGGGTTACAGAAAACTTTAACAGCACAACAGGATTGACTCAGTTTATCGTGCCGCATGAACCTGGTGATACTTCGTTGGTGTACCAGTGTACTGTTCACAGCAGCATGGTCGGAAACATAACAATAGTATAGTGAACCACAATCATGTCTTTTACCTACGCACAACTCAAACAAGCTATCCAAGATTTTTCAGAAAACACTGAGACATCTTTTGTTACAAACCTACCTGTGTTCATTCGTGGCGCAGAGGATCGTATTTTTACACTTGTTGACCTTGAGTTGTTTCGTAAAAACGCAACCTCTGCTTTGAGTAATAACGATCCTTTTCTAAGTTGCCCAACCGATTATCTTGCTCCGTTTTCTTTGCAAATAACAACGGCATCAAATAAAGTATTTTTAGATTTTAAAGATGTGAACTTTGTCCAGCAGTATTCTATAGACACTGGTGCTAATGCAAGACCAAAATATTACGGTATCTACGACATAGATAATTTTATAGTTGGTCCAACCCCAGATAGCAATTACACTGTAGAGCTACACTATTACTACAGACCCGCAAGTATTACTGCTGGTGCAGACTCTGCAACATCGTGGTTGAGCGACAACGCCCCTAACGCTCTTCTTTACGGCTCACTTGTGGAAGCGTATACTTACATGAAAGGTGAGCAGGATATGATGCAACTGTACGAACAAAGGTTCGCGCAGGAGATTCAGCGTTTGAAAGATTTGGCGGAAGCCAGAGAAAACTCAGATGCATATCGTAGGGGCTTACCTGACAGGCCAAGAACTTAGGAGTAACAAATGGCAACGAGTAACGCAGCAACCACGTATCTTGAGCATCGACTGCTCAATTTTATTTTTAAAAACAACGCAGCTATTGGTGGCGTAACTTTTGCTTCACCAGGGAATAGCATATATGTTGGATTAGCAACGGCTGTTTCTGACGCGGAAGCTGGATCTTTGACTGAAGCTACCTTCGGCAATTATTCAAGAAAGCAAATTGTTGCGGCAGATTGGACTTTATCAAGTTCTAGCACAGATCAGCAGACAATAAAAAACACCAACAACTTTGAGTTTCTCCCGTCCACAGGAACAACAAATACCGTCACACATGCATTTATTGCAGATGCAGCGAGTGGTGGAAATATACTGTTTATTGGTGCGTTAGATGCTTCAAAAACGATTGCTACTGGTGATGTTTTCCGTATTAACTCAAACAATTTGACTATTGAATTGAAGTAATGGCTCTTGTTCTGAAAGACCGTATAAAAGAAACTACAACTACCACTGGCACAGGCACTTATACGCTTGCTGGTGCTGTAGGCGGTTTTGAGGCTTTCAGCCAGATAGGTAATACAAATACTACATACTATTGTTGTACAGACGGAACTGACTTTGAAATAGGTATCGGCACCTACACTGCATCTGGTACAACCTTGGCCCGTACCACAATTTTGCAGTCTAGTAATTCTGATGCCGCTGTTAGTTGGACATCAGGTACACGAACCATCTTCTGTACGTTGCCAGCAGAGAAGATGATATTTAATAATGCGAGTAATGTAGCGCAAAACTTTACAGAGCAAGACCCGAATGCGTTGGCATTCGCAATAGCGTTAGGATAGTGACATGGCAAATGCGTTTAAGACTTTCACAGATACGGCGGTAGGAACTGCAAACGCAGATGTCTACACCTGCCCGTCCGCTACTGAAACAACAATTATTGGTTTGAACATTGCCAACATCCTAACTGTTTCTATCACGGTAAACGTACAGCTTATTAACAACGATGGAGACAATGTACATATTGTCAAATCAGCTATTGTTCCTGTTGGCTCGTCACTGGTAGCAGTTGGTGGCGACCAAAAGATTGTGATGAATGCTTCTGACATCTTGAGGATAACAGCAAGTCAAGCGTCAGCGGCAGATGTTACCCTATCTGTTCTGGAGATTACTTGATGGCATTAAGTACGATAGGTGCAAATCAGTTATCTGCTGGCCCTGTTTTGCAAGTGGTGTCAAATTCATCAACTGATGTTGTGACCACGGACTCAACAAGTTTTGCTGATATTCCGTTTGCAACGGCGACAATTATTCCAAGGGCAACAAGTAGCAAAATACTAATTCAGTATTCATTTGGCTCGATGGGCAGTAGCGGTGGTAGTGTTGGCGCACTTATGAAACTTTTAAGAGACAGCACGGAAATTGGGCAAGGGTCTGGCGCAGACACCATTAATACATTCAATCAACACTGGTATGGCACAAGCGGTCGTTATTCTCCGAGAAGTCATATGTTTATTGATAGCCCTAACTCTACCAGCGCATTAGTTTATAAGTTGCAATGGCGTGTAGTGTCAGCGGGTGGTGAAACATGGTACATAAATAGGCGAGGTTCAAATAATTATTCTCGCACCTCATCAACATTTTATGTAATGGAAATAGCTGGATAATGGCATATATCGGCGCACAACCAAACAAAACATTGACAAAGACAACAAGTCAGTCTTTCAACGGCACAGGTTCGGCGACCGCGTTTACCCTTAACCGCGCCGTGAACACTGGTGAAGAACTTGAGGTGTTCGTTGACAACGTGCAACAGGAACCCGGTTCTGGCAAGTCATACACAGCCACAGGAACTACCCTGACGTTTGACGAAGCTCCACCGTCTGGCACAGGCAATGTGTACGTTATCTACCGTGGTCAGGCAGAAGTAACAACACGGCTAGAAGCCCCAGACCTTTCTATAACAACTGCAAAGATTGCAGATGATGCCGTGACAA